TTTGGCCCCGATGGCGGGACCGATGAAGGGGATACCCTCCATGTCACTGGCGGCCCCGGATATCTGGCGGATGGCGCCATTGACCGGATCGAGCATGCCACCGACATTGGCGCGCCCGACCTCCCCCGCCTCTACCATGTATTTCAGGCCCGATTGCAGCTTAGCCAGGTATTCCATAAGCCTCCTTAGGCGTGCGATTCGTCGGACATGCTGCGCCGCGCGGTCTGCTGCGCCCTGTCATCGAGCAGGCGCTGAATCTCCGGCATCAACTGATTCGCCAGTTGTTGCGGGTCTTTGGCGTCGCCCTGGACGGTGATTTGAATCACCGGGGAAAAGGTGTTGGTTTGCTCCAGCTTCGCCGGCTGCGCGACTGCAGACTCTGTTTTTGCCGGAGTCAGCAGGGACAGGGCCGGGCTTTGCGGGTCGGGCTTTTTCATCAGCTCGGCCATGACGCTGCCGCCCGATCCGTTACGCGTAACGCCGTCCGCACCCGTCGGGGCATACGCGTCGGCAAACTTCGCCAGACTCGGCACCTCAGGGCCTGGACGCGGCGCCATCAACATCGGGGTGATGGGCTGCGCCTTGGCCAGATCCGAACTGCCAAACAGCGCCTGGCCGGTATACCCGCCCAGCGCCCCGCCGCCCATGCTGCCCAGGTAACCACCGATCATCCCGCCAAGCGCCGTGCCGATGATGGGCACCACCGAGCCGATAGCCGCACCCGCCGCCGCACCGGCCAGCGTGCCCGCCAAGCTGCCGGCGGCCTCGCCGTAACCCTGGGCTTTTTCGTCTTGGGTTTCGGCGGTGTCGTAGACCTCTTTCGCCTGCAGCACGGCGCTGAACAGTTCCGCCGGCACTGAACCACGCAGCTCACTGCTAACGCGCGGCCCACGGGGCGCAGGGGTGGACGGCACCAACGAGCGGGCCGAGCCAGCGCCCGGTGCCGACGTCGGAGGCTTCCAGCCACTCAAGGCCCCCGACTTGGGCGGAACCGCTGTGCCATTCGAATACACCTGCAGGCGCGGTTTCGCTGCACCAGGGGCCGGCGATGCACTGACCGGCTCCGGCGCGCGACGGCCGCCCCACCAGCGACGACGACCACGACCCCGGCCGCCTTCACTGGAACCGCCGGGGCCGCCTGCAGGACCGCCGGAACCGCCACCCAGCCCCAAGCTGTTGACCACCTGGACCTTTTGCACAATGTTGGGATTGCCCATCAGGGTGCCCCGGCCGATGTTCATCGCTCCCCGCACCATCTTGGCAGTGCTGTACAAGCCCGCCAGGGTGGCCACAGCGCCACCGACAGCCACCACACCACTGACCACTTGCGGTGACTTGTCGGCCAGCTCTCCCAGGCTTCTGGAGACGCTGAGGATTCCCGTCGCCACGCGGTCGGTGATCGGCTGCAGGGCATCCCCGATGCTGCGCAAGGCGTCATTTGAGGCCTGCCCCGCCTCGTTCCATTTCTGTGCCGACGTTTCGCGACGCTCTGCCAGGTTTTTATCGAGAATGCCCGAAGCGCCGGCCGAGTCCTTTTTCAGCTGCTCATACAGGGCCTTGTTTTGCATGTAGGCCGTGAGTGCGGCCTTAACCTGCATGTCCGCAAACAGATCACCCGTACGCAGGGCCTGCTCAAGGGAACCCATCATTTCCTTGGCTTTGGCCGGGTCCGCCTCCTGGCTGATCTTGCTCATCGACTCGGCCATGAGCTTGGCCTTTTTCGGGTCCGTGGCTTCGACGTACTTTTGCGCCAGGGCGAAACTGGATTCCAGCGTCGACTTGCCTTTCTGCAGACCGGTGTTCATCGACGCTTGATAGTCGATGCCCGCATCCTTGTAGGCCTTGACCACCTCACCGGAACCGATTTTCTCCATCCAGTTCTTGAGGTTGTTGGCCGCCTCATCACTGCTACCGGCCGTTTTCATCTGCACCTGAAGCATGGCGCCCAGCTGCGTCACCGAATCGTTACCGGTGATGCCCAGCTTGCCCATCCCGGCCAGCAGTTCGGGAAACCATTTCGCCATGTCGCTGGCTTCAAAGCTGCCCGCCTGCCCCTGAAAGGCGATCGCCTCCAGCGCCTGCTGTAGCTGCGCCGGGTCGGTGATCTTGGCGTTCTGCCCCAGGGCGTTGATCATCTTGGCCGTGTCGACGCCGTCCGCACCCTGACCAACGACGAACTTGGCCGCTACCGGTGCATATTCCATGGCCTTGTTCAGGTCCATGCCCGCACCGACCAGGGCATTCACCAGATCCGCGACCTCATTGCGCCCCATGCCGGTGGCGCGTGACGTGTCGATGATCTTGTTTGAGACCTGCGCCTCTTGTGGCTGGTTGGCAATGCCGGCCTTGATCGCAATGTCCCGAATGATCGCGTTGTAGTCCGCACTGATCTTGGCCGGCAGCACCATGGCCGCCGCGCCTGCAGCGACACCCGTGCCGACATTGCGCAGACCGGCGCCGCCCTGACGCATCTGCGCCTGACCCAACGATTTAAGCTCAGCGCTACGGGCCTCACGCCCCAGGCGCTGATACGCCTTGCCCAGGTTTTTGACCTCGACCCCTTGGCGCCTGAGCGTGTCAAGGTTGGCCTCCAGCTTGCGCCGCAGACCGTCAGCCGTGGCCGAGCCGCTGGTGTGTGCCTTGCGCCATTCCTCCTGCAGGCGCTTGGTTTCACCGACGACCGATTGCAGCACCTTGGTTTTTGCAGCGGTGTTATCCAGGCGCTTTATGCGCCCTTCCACGTCATTAAACGCCTTGCCGACCGACGCGCTGACGGCGCCGCCGATCACCAGCCCGAGGGCTAATCCGTTCGCCATGTCGTTACCCCATCACCCGGGCGGGGGTTACTCATCCTTGAGCCACCACACCACCTCATAAAACGGCATCGCCTCAATCTCGGCCAAGGTGAAACCGGTCGCCTTGGCCAGACGCCTTGCCGCCAGTCGCAGCGTATGAAAACGAAATTCAGTCCTCTGTAACCAGGCGAAAATAGCCACGCTGCAGACGCACATAGTCCTTGACGGAAAGCGCCTCAAGATCCGCTTTACCCGCCGTACAAAGGCTGGTGAACAGCATCATTTCGGCGGCGTTTTCGTCCTTGGGGTGCGCCTCGTTACTGTCGCGCGACTCCTTGAGCGTTGGCGAACGCATGGTGATGGTGTCGACCTTCACGCCATTGACGATGCTGGGCTTGGTCAGGGTGACCACCGCATGTTCCGGGGTAACCTGCAGCCAGTCCGGCAGTTGGTCGGCGTCGATTTTGTTTACGTTGCTCATGGTTCTAATCCCTTAAATGCCCAGTTGTTCGCGCATTTTCGCGAGCTGATCCACGCCATCGATCACGCGGATAGAGTTGATAATGTCGATCTCATAGATCACCGAACCGTCGACTTCGAGCTTGTAGTAGGTCGGAGAAACGGCGTATTTGATTTCAGCCTTGTCGCCCGCCTTCCAGTCGCCCGGATCGACCTCGCGCAGCATGCCGCGCACGGTGGCAATGACGCCGGTAAAGTCGCCTTTCTGGCCCTTGAACGAGCCCCGGAACGAGGCGCTGAATGCCGACTGATCGGCCAGGCCGAAATACTTCATGGATTCGCGGCGCACGCCCGTGGTGGTAAACCCACAGTCGAGCTTTTCCATGCCCATATCCATGTCGATTTCGCCATCCATACCGCCAGCCCGGTGGGCTTCGGTCTTGATCGACACTTTGGGCAAGGTGAAGCTCGGCACGTCGCCCTGAAAGCTGATGCCGCCGATAAACAGGTTGGTGTTAAAAAGCGTTTGAGGAATCATGTAGCAGCCCCCTTAGGACCGGGTGTCGAGAACTTCGGTGATCCACTGGTTGGTCACTTCAACCAGGAACGTTGGGTTTTCTGCAGGCGGCACGTCGGTAAAACGAATGCGCCAGAACACGCGCCCTTCGGCAAGCTGCGTTTCCGTGCTCATTTCGGTGTCCGCGTAGACTTCGAAGTTGATCACCGCACCCCGCGCCTTGAGGTCACGCATGAAGTAATTCAGGCCCTCCAGCACATCCTTGACGTAGTTCTTGGTGATCGGCAGATCCACCGCCCATTTATGGCCGTAGAGAATCGCCGCCATGACCATGTCCATGGTCCGCACCCGGGTGACGAACGACCATTTCGGGTCGCTGGACAGCGTGCGGTTGCCCCACAGGCGATAACCGTCGTCGCGGATGATCGTCGCGATATGCGCGGCGTTGAGCAGGTTGGCCCGGCAGGTTTTGTCGCCGTCGTTGAACTCAATCGGGCGGGTCGTACCGGTGACCCCGACAAACTCCTTGTTCGACGGCGAGGCCCAAAAGCCGTACGTGGCATCGGTCCAGGCGAACAGACCGGCGACCCAGGCCGACGCCGGAGCATCGACGGTCGCGTTTTTCGTGGTGTCCCAGTACTTAACGCCCGGGTCGACCATGAACAGACGCTTACTGCCGAATTCCTCGGTGTAAGCAATCGCGGCTTCGTCCGTGGTGCGTGGGCCGTCGACGATGGCAATCGCCCCCAGCTTGTCCGCCAGGGCATCCATGGCCGTGGTCACGGCTTGCGTCGAGGAATGCCCCGGGGCGATCAACAGCCGCGGCTGGGCGTTGAACAGGCTTTTACCATCGAGCAGCGCCTGCAGGCCGGTGCGGGTGCCGTCCGCCTTGACGCCGCCAATCACCGCCGAGGTCAGCGCCGCCGCCTCGTCCAACGTCTCGACCGCCACCGCGACGATCACCGCCTTGGCGCGCAGATAGATCGCCTGACAGGCGCGGGTGATGGCCGAACCCTCACCAAAGGCGGCAATCGCCTCGCGTTCGGTGGTAATCAGTGTCGGCACGCCCGGCTTGGCCGCGCCCGGCGTTGCCAGTGCGCCGAAGCCGAGCGGCACGGTGTCCACCAGACCGATGATCGAGGACGACGGCAGCGAAATAGTGCGCGAGCCGGTGTTCACGTTGGTGACGGTGACGCCGTGGAAAAAATCGGTAGAACTCATAAACGCAATCTCCAGAAACGGAAAAACCCGCACGGGGCGGGTCTTGGGTGAAACAGGCGGCGTTACGCGTAACGCCCGTTAGGGTCATTCCAGAGGCTTGCCTCGGTCGGGCTCGATGTTCGTGGCGCAGTGATCGGGATCGAACCAGTCGAGCCACTTACACAGCACACAGCCCCAGCGCCGGCCCTTGAGCCGTGCCTTGCCCGCCCGGGAGCTGATCGTTTCGTCCTCATGGCCGCCAATCG